TGCCGCCAACCAGATGGCGAGCCAGAGCTTTGACATGCTGGCTGGGGACGGCGGCACAGTGTTCGACGCCACATCTGCCATGTTCGCGGCTGGCAAAGCAGAAGCGGCATCGTTCGCCTGAATGCCAGAACCCCGCGCCATCACCGAAATAGCAGATCGGGAAACAGAGCTGTTCCTGACAGAGCAATCGCGCCAGTTCATCCAGTGCGGCGTGAACCTTGCTGCCCATTCCATGCCATTGCCTGCGGTGGTGAAGTTCCTGCGCGAACTGGCGGATCAGATCGAGGAATTCTGCTGATGGCCAAGCGCCCCTATTCTGCCAAGCAAGCCGCTAAGGGCCGCGATATCGGCAAGAAGGGCAAGGCCTTCGGCAAAATAGCCGAGACGGCAGCCAGGAAGTACGGATCGAAAGAAGCCGGGAATCGCGTAGCAGGCGCTATCCTGGCGAAACTGCGCAAGGCCGCCGCGAAGTAGGCATCTACCCACAATCTGAAAGGTGAACGCTCATGGCTGTGCCCTCTGGCGTGTCGAGAGACTCCGTTCGCGGCGTCGTTGAACTGCTGCCCGGCAATGAATTTGAGACCGTCGCCGCATCCCAGACTGATCAGGTGATGGGCGCAACCGGAGCGGCCGGCGATCTGCTGTCCAGCATTCTCGTTGTCCCGGCCACGACCTCTCCCGGCAATGTCCAGATCAAGGATGGCGGCGGCTCGGCCATCACGGTTTTTACCGGCGGTGCAACGAGCGTTGCCGATCTCAAGCCATTTTCCATCTGCCTCGGGCTTCGGTCCCTCTCGGGCGCATGGAAGATAACGACCGGTGCGAACGTCTCGGCGATCGGCATCGGTGACTTCACGTAACCCCAGCGGTCAAAGCAAAGGATAAACGCAAATGACCACTCAGCCCCGCGCCTTCAAATCCATCTTCGGCAAGCGCCTCGGCATCGGCGCCTATGGCCAAGTCACATCTCAGCAGCCCACTCAGGTCATCGACATCACGCCGAAGTGTGTCGATGCCTCGATCACGGTCGGCGCGGAATCGACCGACGTTCGCCAGATCACCATCCAGCTCAAGGACGCTCACGGCAACGCGATCGACTACGCCGAAACCGTCGATATTGTCATGCTGCTCAACTCCGGTGGCACCGACTTCGTTGCAACCGGCGGCTCGACTGGCATTGCCATCGGCGCCTCGGGCAAGCTTTTGACCATCGTCGCCAAGAAGGTGTTCAAGGCCATCTCGACCACTTCCGGTGTTATCGCACTCACCTGGACGGATACAGGCACGGAAGCGGCGTTCCTCGGCCTCTATCTGCCGAACGGCACGCGCGTCATCTCGTCCACGCTGCAGAACGCGTAACGGGACAGCTTGGAGGCAAGCTTTGTCGAAAGGCGAACTGACGCAAAAGCAGGAGGCGTTCTGTCTCGCATACGTTGAGACCGGGAACGCCTCCGAAGCCTATCGCAGATCGCATGATGTAGGCGCCGAGACTAAGCCCGAGAGCATTTGGCAGTCGGCGTCTCGCGTGATGGCTGATGTCAAGGTTCTCTCAAGGATTGCCGAACTGCGCGAAGCGGCAGCCGAGAGGGCAGAAATCACACAGGAGCGGGTGCTTCGCGAGCTCAGCAAGATTGGCTTCGCCGACATCCGCAAGGCCGTCAAATGGGGCGAGGGGCTGGCTGTAGCCGATTCCGAATCCGGCGAGGTCCGTATTGCTAACGGTGTCGCGCTCATCGGCAGCGAAGACATTGACGACGACACTGCAGCCGCGATTGCCGAGGTTTCGCAGACGAAAGACGGGCTGAAGGTCAAGTTCCACGACAAGAAGGGCGCTCTCGTGGACATCGGTCGTCACCTCGGCATGTTCAAGGACGACAAGGATAAAGGCGGCGACATCCATATCCATTTCGATGAGCGCCTCAAAGGCGTTCTGTAGTGCCGATCAAGCACACCAGAGATCAAACGAAGGCCATCGACCTTCTATCGTCCGATGCTCGATACATAGAACTGCGCGGGGGCGCTCGTTCTGGCAAGACTGTTCTGTTCATTGAGAGCATCCTTACCCGCGCTCTCGCCGCAGACGGCAGCAGGCATCTCATATCCCGCTTTAGGGGAAATGCCCTAAGCTCGATCTTCGGCCCAACCGGCACGTTCTTCTGGGTGCTCGATAATGGGTTCCCGCCAGAGGTCAGGCAGAGAACGCGGCCCAACGTTCAGGCTGGCTACTACGTCCTGCCGAACGGAAGCGAAATCTGGTATGGTGGGCTGGATGATGAGAAGCGGGTGGATAAGCTTCTCGGCAATGAGTATGCGACGATCTATGTGAATGAAGCCTCACAGGTTCCATACGGCTCGTTCACGACGGTAATAACGCGCCTGGCGCAAGTAGTGGCCCGCAATGATGGGCAAGGAGCACTTAGGCAGCGCGTCTATGTAGACGACAATCCGCCATCCGAGACACATTGGTTGCCTCTTCTGTTTCAGAGGAAGGTGGACCCTCAGTCGCGTAGGCCTCTCGCCAATCCCGGCGACTACGGCACGATGGTAATGAACCCCGAGGGCAACAGGGAGAACCTGGACCCCGCTTTCCTAGAAAGCCTCAAGAACCTTCCGGAGCGCCAACGTAAGCGCTTCTATGACGGCAAGAACGGTGATGCCGGCGAGGCGGCTCTATGGACTTCAGAGCTTCTCGATCAACAGCGCATTCTCGACGCAAGTAAGCTTCCGCAGTTCACACGAATCGTGGTGGCGGTGGACCCCAGCGGTGCCGATGATGTTGAAGACACTGATGCCGACGAGATCGGGATTGGTGTTGCTGCATTAGGGACTGACGGCAACGCGTACATTCTTGAAGATCTGACTATGCGTGGCAGCCCCAAGGAGTGGGGAGATACGGCAACGTCAGCCTACGACCGACATGCCGCCAACTGCATAGTCGGGGAAGGCAATTTTGGCGGGGCGATGGTTCGCCACGTCATCCAAACGGCGAAGCCGGGCGTTCCGTACAAGGAAGTCACCGCCAGCCGAGGAAAGCACATTCGGGCCGAGCCGGTCTCTGCGCTGTTCGAGCAGCGCAAGGTTTGGTTGGTTGGTCGTTTCCCCGACCTTGAAGACGAAATGACCGCGATGACGACGGCTGGCTACACTGGCTCTAAGTCACCAAATCGCGTTGACTGGATGGTTTGGGCGATTACCGAACTGTTCCCATCGATCATCAGGCAGGCAAAGCAGAACGATGGTGGCATCAGTGGCCGCCGCGCTCCTGTGGTCAGCCTTGGATATTCGAAACTGAAGAAACGGAGAGCCTAATGAGCGGCTTGTTTGGCAAGGCTCCTAAGCCTGCAGATCCTACCCCGATGCCCGTTCCTGACGATGCGGCGGCCAAGGCGGCCGATCTTCGCCAGCGCCAGCAGATTGCATCCCGCTCGGGCCGCGCATCCACCATGCTGTCACGCAACAATGGCGGCTCGGCGGGCACGTCGGCGTATGGAAATAGCCTCTTGGGCCAGGCCGGCTGACCTGAATGGATAGCCGCGCCAAGGAGCTTGTTTCCATCGGGGATAAGCTCTTCGCCAAGAAGCAGCAGTGGGACAGCCTCAATCAAGAGGTTGCCACCTACATCTATCCTATGCGCGCGGACTTCACGCAGACGTTCTCGCTTGGGGATGACTTCTCCGAAGACCTGATGGATTCCTTCCAGGTCCAGGCGCGGGAGACGCTCGGCAACACCATTGGGGCGCTGCTTCGTCAAGGCGAATGGTTCGCGGTCAAGACCGGCCTCGATGAGGTTGACGAAGACCCGACCAATGCGCGCTGGCTTGAGTACGCGACCAACCATTTCCGCCGGCTGGTCTATGATCGCAGGGCGAATTTCGTCCGCTCGACCAATGAAGCGGATCATGACTGGGTGGCGTTCGGCAATCCTGTCCTATCGGTGGAAGAAAGCCCGGATCGCACCCACTTCCTGTTTCGGACCTGGCACCCGAAGGAATGCGCATGGATGCTGAACCAGGTCGGCAAGATCGACCACGTTCAGCGCCACATGCCGATGACGGCGCGGAACCTGAAACTGCGCTGGCCGAAGACCATCCACCAGGACATTATCCAGGCGGCACAGAAAGACCCGGCGAAGGAATTCAAGGTTCGTCATATCGTCCTGCCGTTCGATGAGATTTACGGCGACGACAAGACCAAGCGGCGCCAGTACAAGGATAACCCGTTCTGCTCGCTCTACATCGACTGCGAGCATCAGGAAGTGTTGGGCGAAGGCCCGCTTCCGGTCTTCAACTACATCATCCCGCGCTGGCGCACGGTGTCGAGCTTCCCGCAAGGCTTCAGCCCGGCTGCAATCAACTCGCTGCCCGATGTGCGCATGCTTCAGTCCCTGGCCCGCATCCTTCTGGAGCAGGGCGAGAAGGCGGTTGACGCGCCGATGTTCGCACGGGGAGAAATCTTCCGAGACTCGGTGAACCGTTATGCCGGCGGCATGACGTACGTTGACCTTGAGGCTGACCAGAAGATCCAGGACGCCATCTTCACCGAACCTGCTTCAAGTGGCCTGAGCTTCGGCATGGAGATGAAGCAGGACGTGCGCAACCTCATTGCGGAAGCGTTCCTGCTCAACAAAATCATGCTGCCGCCGCAGCAGAAGACGGCTTTCGAGACGCAGGCGAGGCTTGAGGAATATCGCCGGGCCATCCTGCCGTTCACCGGGCCGATAGAGAGTGAATATCATCTGCCGCTGCTCGATGCAGCATTCCAGATGGCAGTCAGGAACAACGCCTTCAATATCGATGAGATGCCCAAGGCGCTGAGCGACAAGGACGTTACCTTCACCTTCGAAGGCCCGCTCAACACGGCGGAGGGCAGGCAGAATGTGCAGGCCTTCCAAGAATCGATCCAGATCGTTGCTGGCGCTGCCCAGATCGACAAGACGGTTGCAACCCTCATCGACTGGCAGAAAGCTACCAAGGACGCCGTACGCGGCACGCAGGCGCCGGCAGACTGGTTCAATGATGAACAGACGCAGCAGGATGCGGCTGACCAACAAAATACTATCGACGGGCTTACGCAGGCTGCCGCAGCGCTACAGGGTGGGGCAGAGGTGGGTAAGAGCGTCGCCGATGCTTCGGTCGCCCTCCAGCAGGCGGGCATGATCCAGCAGCCAGCGGTGGCCGCGTGAGCCACGTGGAAGTCTTCAGGCGTGAAGCCCTGAACGTCTACATGCAAACTTGGGCAGAGATGCCGCACGCCAAGAAGCTGCTCATTGCTCTTGTCCTGCTCTCGGGGTGCACAACGCAAGCGCCGGATTTGTCACGTGAAACATCGATCGGCATCACGGAGCTTTTGAAGCACGATCTGAAACACCCATAGGAGGCAACTATGGCAATTGGTAAGGTGAAAGTTGGCGAGTCTCACGAACGGCTCATGTTCGCCATCGGCGAGACGATCCGCATCCACACCTCGCAATCCCCAATGAGCGTTGAGGCCATCGCTGGAGTGTTGGCGTTCTGTGCCGGCGCTGCCATCGGTCGAGGGTGCAAGGGACGCAACGAGCGCCGGCAGTTTCGCGAAATGGCCGTTGCCAACATCGACTTCGGCTTGGAAGCGATGGTCTCCAGCATGGCCAATACGAGCCTTATCCTGCCGGATGGCTTCCAATGATCGGCTTTGGCTGTCGTTGGTTCGCCATCGATATTGGGTATAGCCCGAAGTGGGACGAGACCGGCATCTGGGTTTATGGGCCAGTCCGCAAGCAAAGAGGACGATGCGGCGCGCTCCGCTGGGAATGGTCCTTTCGGTTTTGTTACTACGACATAGACCGTAAGCGGGTTTGGCGGCATCGACCAGCTGAATTCCCGTTTAGGGGCTCTCGGCGCGTAAGGTTCCTAGACTGATGGAAGCCCACGCTCCGGCTCCTTACGACAAGGACATCCTCATGGCGGTGCGCGCCTGCATCGCCGGCAAGGCCAATGAGGGCCAGCAGCAGACGGCTATGGACTGGATCATCAACCAGGCCAGCAACTACTACGACCTGAGCTATCGCAAGCAGGACAGCCACGCCACGGCCTTCGCCGAGGGCAGGCGGTTCGTCGGCGCCCAGATCGTGAAAATGCTTCGTGCGGAAACCCTTAAAGCAGTCGAGGGCAAGCCGCCGAAACCAGTTCGAGGCAAGAGGCAAGAGGCACAGGAATGAGCGAGGCAGCAGCGGTCGAGAAGGCCGCCGAGACGACTTCGGCTGAGACTACCGCCGAAACGACCACGCAGACGACCACGGCGGCCGCTACAGAGGCGGCGAAGACTTCGGAAGCAGCAAACACCGCTGCGACCGAAACATCGTCTGGCGAGGCTGAGAAGACCGAAGCCAAGTCTCCCTGGGGCGACAACTGGCGTGAGGAAATGGCAGGCGGTGATGATGATGTTGCCAAGGCCATCTCCCGCTATGGTTCGCCCAAGGGCGTCGCTCGTGCTCTGCGTGAGGCACAGGTTGCCATACGCTCCGGCCAGCAACGGCTTCCCAAGCCTGATCCCAAAGACGAAAAGGCCATGGCCGAATGGCGCAAGGCCGAGGGCATCCCCGATGATCCGACCGGCTACAAGCTGCCGGAGACTGTCACCAAGCGCCTGACCGATGAAGACAAGCCGGTCCTGTCGTCCTTTACCGAGTTCGCTCACCAGAAGGGCGCGCGGCCCGATGTCGTGGAAATCGCGTCGGAATGGTACGTCGAGATGGCTGAGGCAGCTCAGGCCAAGCAGATCGAAGAGGACAAGGTAGCCTCTGAGCAAGCCGAAGACGCGCTGCGCAAGGACTGGGCACACGGCGAGTACAAGGCCAACACTACGATTGCCCGGCGCTTCATCGAAGGCATTCCTGGCGTGGGCGCCAAATGGGCAGAGGCCCGCATCGACGGCAAGCGGCTCGGCGATATTCCGGAGTTCATCTCTTGGGCCGCCGATATGGGCCGCGAGAAATTCGGCGATGTTGCCTTCACCAGCAGCGATTCCGAGCGCAAGCACACAGCGCGCATGGAGGAGATCAAGAAAATCATCGGGACCGACGAATATTACGAAAAGGGTCTCGACAAGGAATACGCGGCGCTTCTCGAAAAGGAACTGAAGCGCAAGAAATAGGAATTCCCTGATCTCTGTCAGCGGATAGCAGCTCGCTTCGGCGGGCCTTTTTATTGCCTGCTCGGCCACCCCGGCAACGGCCCCGAGACGGCAAGTCTACTGCCTATGACGTGAAGCCCCGAAAGTTGACCGGCCACCCCTCGCAAGAGGCCCCGGAACGCCTTCGGCCACCCTGCACGGACAGCGGCTCCAAAACCCCTCAACCCTGAAAGGAACTGATCATGGCTATCGAAGCCGCAATGATTCAGTATCGGCAGGAGTTCGTCGGGGCTTTCGAGCAGCGCGTGAGCCTGCTCAAGGCCATGACGACCAAGGAAGCGGTGATCAAGGGCAACCAGGCCACCTTCCTTGTTTCCGGCTCCGGTACTGATACCGCAGTCACCCGTGGGACCAACGGCCAGATCCCGTATGGCAACCCCACCAACAACCAGGTCACCGCGACGCTTGTTGAAAAGCATGCGCCGTATGAACTGACCGGGTTCAACATCTTCGCCTCGCAGGGCGACCAGAAGCGCGTCATGCAGAATGCGTCGATGGCGGTCATCAACCGCGACATCGATCTCACGCTGCTTGCCGAGCTGGCTAACGCTACCCAGGACTATCCGTCTTCGGCGCAGACCGCGTCGCTGCAGATGGTCGCTGGCGCCCAAGCCATTCTGGGCAACGCGGATATTCCGGTGGAAGACGAGAACAACATGTTCGCGATCATTTCTCCGGCGTTCCGCGGCTATCTGCTCCAGACCACGGAATTCGCCTCGGGCGATTACGTGGACGTGAAGCCGTTCGGCGGCCCTGCTCGCAAGATGTTCCGTTGGATGGGCATCAACTGGGCTGTGTCCAGCCGCGTCACCGGCCTCGGCACTTCGTCGGAGCTTTGCTACCTGTTCCATCGTGACGCCATCGGCTACGCGGTGAACGTTGGCGAAGAGTCGATCGCCATCGGCTACGACGAGAAGCAGGACACGTCCTGGTCGCGCGCCACCGTCTTCCACGGAGCAAAAATCCTCCAGAACACCGGCATCGTGAAGTGGACTCACGACGGCTCGGCGTTCGTTGCTACGTAAGGAGAACGGACAATGGCATACGTTGCTGACAATCTCGCAATGGTCTTCGCCCCTGTGGGCGGCGGTATCATCCCGCGAGCTTTCATCTACCAGACGACTTCCGACTCCGACGCCACGATTGTTGGCGCCGGCTACTTCGCGGATGGCGTCACCAAGGGCATGCGCGTTGGTGATCTTGTCTTCGCGGTCGCCACGACTGGCCCGAAGTACAAGCTCTACCAGGTCGCATCGGTCTCCGGCGCGGCTGCTACGGTAGCGGCTCCGACCGCGATCACCTGATAGCAGCCTAGCGACTTCGGTCGCTGGTTGCCTCCCGGCGGTCGAGGGGGCTGGCCAGATTGCGCTGGCCCCCGAACCGCCTTCAACAAATGAGGCAAACATGAAGATTCCCGCCAATACGGCGCTCAACAGCGCTGATTTCACCCGCACGCTTCGCCGCCTGATCGTGCCCAACGACATGACGATGGAAGACTTGTCTGTCCCCGGCAATTGGGCGCACGTCTCGTCCAAGGTCAAGGTCGATGACGAGGTGATCGTCATCCCGGAAGATCGGACCTGGCGCCTGCATATTCTCGTGGTCGAAGTCGGCGTTGGCTTCGTGCGCACCGCGCTCCTCCACGCAATCGATCTCACGAAGACTGTTTCCAAGGCTCCGGCCGTCGAGCAGCCAAGCGCCGTGCCCGACGATGCTCCTGAGCCGCCAGCGGGCTACACCGTCAACTTCGCGCCGGCTCATAAGTGGCGCGCGATGACGAACGACCCGCATATGGTGGTCAGCAAAGACCATCGCACCAGAGCGGAAGCCGTCGCTGCTGCTGTAGCGCATTCCCGTAAGGCCTCTGGGCTCGCCGCGTGACCACGGTCGCTTATCGCTGGGGTGTGCTGGCGGCTGACAGCCGCATGATGAACGGCGGGTGGAAACACCGTTATGCCGCAGAAAAACTATTCCGTCTGCCGGACGGTGGCGTTGCTGCGGTAACCGGCACTTACGCCGAAGCCGTGGCGTTTGTGACATGGCTGCAGGGCGGCGAGGTTGGTGATAAACCATCCATCTCCGAATCGACAGTGATCCGTCTTCGCAAGAACGGCACGCTGACGATCTATGAGGGGAACGCATCGTTCAACGTAACGACAGAATTTGGCGCGTGGGGCAGCGGTTCCCCCGCCGCTAATGCCGCGATGTACATGGGTGCCGATGCTGCAAAGGCCGTCGAGATAGCTGCGTTGCTCGATGATTGCACTGGCGGCGAGGTCTTCACCATGAAGTGCGAGATTTGAATGGCCTCCAAGCTCAGCATCTACAAATCAGCGCTGCGCTATCTCGGCAACGCGGCCGGCGTGGCAAGCCTCACCGAGGCAAGCCCGGCCCGCTATGCGCTGGATGATGTCTGGCAGGAAGCCGGCGAATACATGCTCGCCAAGGGCTTGTGGAACTTCGCCATCCGCTCTTCCGAGTTCCAGCATGACGAGGATGTTGGGCCGCTATTCGGCTACCAGTACGCATTCTCCAAGCCTACCGATTGGGTGCGCACAGTCTCGATCTCCAGCGATCCCACGTTCCAGATCGGGTTTGAGGATTACAATGACGAGACGGACTACTGGTACGCAAACGCCGATCCGCTCTATATCCGCTACATCTCCAATGACAATGATTACGGCTGGAACATCGGCAAGTGGAGGGAACCCTTCGCCCAGGCCTTCGCAGCCTATATGGCGTTCCAGAGCGCGCTGCCAATCTCAGCGGATAAAGGCAACCGTACGGATCTGTTCAATCTGTCCAAGGCTCTCTTGACCGAAGCCAAGGCGCTCGATGCCGTCGATGACAAGGTGGACTATTCGCCAGCCGGACGGCTGGTGCAGTCCAGGATGCGTCGCGGCTCACTCTCCGGGACGCGCCGCGGTCTCTGATGCCGAAGCTTAACGTCTACCTTCAGCACTTCGCGGTCGGCGTGCAGGACAAGAAGCATCTGCCGCGCGTCGATCTGGAGCGTATGCGGCTGGCTGCCGAGACGCAGACCAATCTGCTCCCGCTGACCAGCGGTCCTGCCTTCATGCGGCCTGGTCTGGAATATCTCTCGACCACGGACAGCAACGATGTCTGCCGGGTGAAGGAGTTCGTTTTCGGCGCCACCGATGCCGCGCTGATGGAATTCACCGACCAACTTATGCGCGTCCGAGTGGACGATACCCTGGTGACACGGCCTGCAGTCACGGCGGCGATCACAAGTGGGGATTTCTCGTCTTCGACGGGCTGGACGCTCACGGCCACGTCAGGCGCCACTTCGACTGTCTCTGGCGGCTATCTCAATCTCACGGCTCTGGCGCGCGGCTCGAAGGCCTCCGCCGCGCAAACCGTTACCGTCAACGAGGCGAACACCGAACACGCACTGCGCATTGTCATCGAACGTGGCCCGGTAACGCTTCGCGTCGGTTCCACGTCTGGCGGCGACGAGTATATCAACGAAACGGTTCTCCGCACCGGCACGCACTCCCTGGCGTTCACACCGACTGGTGCATCCTTCTACCTTCAGTTCTTCTCGACGGATGAAAACCTGAAGCGCGTCGATAGCTGCGTCGTGGAATCGGCCGGAATCATGACCGTGCCGACGCAATGGCTTGAGGCTGATCTGTTCAAGATGCGCTTTGCGCAATCGGCGGATGTGGTCTTCGTCGCCTGCGCCGGCTATCGGCCGCAGCGTATCGAGCGACGTTCAACCCGCTCATGGTCTGTTGTCCGGTATCAGCCCGCCAACGGCCCGTTCACGCTCGGAACCACTCGCGATGTCAAGCTGACGCCAAGTGTCACCGAGGGAAACGGCACACTTACAGCTTCCGCCTCGTTCTTCAACTCCGATCATGTCGGCACGCTGTTTTCGCTCACCCATGAAGGGTTCGAGTGCCACACTCAACTGGCGGCCGAAGGCGAATTTACAGATGCCTTCAGGGTTACGGGCATTCAGGGCAGCAGTTCTGAGGGGCACGACCGGGATTGGGCCTACCAAGTCACAGGCACATGGGCTGGCACACTTCGCTGGCAGCGATCCTTTGATGGGAAAGACTCTGGGTTCAGGGACTTTAGGAAGCAGTCTGGGACCAGCGATGTCGACATCACGGGCAACGTTGCGTGGACCGCGAACAATGACGACGATGACAACGCTGTCATCTGGTACAAAATCGGCTTTAAGCCGGGGCTCTATACATCTGGCACGGCGACCATAGATGTCGATTACGATGGCGGCAACGGCACCGGCATCTGCCGCGTCACCGCATACAACTCCCCCACATCCGTCGATATCGAAATCCTGGCTCCGTTCCATGATACGGTGGCCACCGATGACTGGCGCGAGTGCGAATGGTCCGCCAATCAGATATGGCCGTCCGCTGTAACTTTTGCCGAGGGGCGCCTGTGGTGGTCTGGCTCGGATCGCCTCTGGGGCTCCGTCTCTGATGGTTTCGAGGACTTTGACGACAGCACGGAAGGCGATAGCGGGCCGATCTCGCGTTCCATCGCCACGGGCGGTGTAAATGACACGCAATGGCTCCTTGCCCTTCAACGCCTTCTTGTGGGCACGGAAGGGGCTGTCTCGACGGTGAAGTCCTCATCCTTCGATGAGCCGCTGACGCCGACGAACCTTTCGATCAAGGACAGTTCGTCTACTGGTGCATCCTCAGTCGATCCGGCGCGCGTCGATACCAGGGGCGTCTTTGTCGATCGCTCGGGGAGGGCGCTGTTCGAGCTCTCATTTGACGGGACGAGTTCAGACTACAACGCCACGCAGATGAGCAAGCTGGCGACGGACCTGTTTACGTCCGGCATCAAGACGCTCTCCGTGCAGCGTAGGCCGGATACCAGGATATGGGTCATCAACAATGATGGCTCCTGCGTCTGCATCGTCTATGAGCCGCTGGAACAGGTTCTGGCTTTCATTCCGATTGAAACAGATGGGGAGTTTGAGAGCGTCGCGGTTCTGCCGGCTGATGAGCAGGATCGGGTGTATTTTGTCGTCAATCGAACCATCAACGGTTCGGCGGTTCGCTACATCGAGAAGATGGCACTCGATAGCGAGGTGAAGCCCACGACCTTGTGCAAAGTCATGGATGCGCACGCCCACGGAACCAATTCCCCAGCGTCTACGACTATCCATGTCGGCACGCATCTCCAGGGGGAAAGCGTTGTCGTCTGGGCCGATGGCGCCCCGCTGGTGACGCTTGGGGCCAATGGCTACACGACGCCGAACACCTACACGGTGGACGGCAGCGGCAACATCACGGTTGGCTCGGCTGTCACCAATTGGGTTGCCGGCCTGCCCTACACCGCGCGTTACAAGTCCGCAAAGCTGGCCTACGGCGCGGCGGGCGGGACTGCGATTCTTCAGATGAAGAAGGTGGATGAGGTCGGGGTCATAGCTACTGATTTCGTGCGCGCCGGCATCCGCTACGGTTCGCAGTTCGACAATGCGGACAGGCCACTGTTCCCACCGCCCGCCCAGAAGGATTTCACCACGGCACCTTCTATTGTTCTCAGCGATGTGAACGATGAGGAGGCTTGGATGTTTCCGGGCGAATGGAACTCGGACAGTCGCGTCTGCCTCGAAGTGGCATCGCCCAACACGGCGACGTTCATTTCCATGGTGTTCGGTGTGACCACTAACGGCTGATGCTTACAATCCATCCTGCCGATCCGCATCAAGTCGCGGTTGCTCTCGATGTGGTGATCGACTGGCCAGCGGTTGCCTTTATCGGGATCGATGACGGCGAACTGGTAGGGACGGGCGGCATAGCCTGGGGCGCGGACAAATGCTGGTTGTGGCTTCAGGTCCTAAAGCCGAAGCCATGGTACGCAAAGCCGCTGGTCAAGATGGCCAGACAGATGCTGCGCAAGGCGGTGCAGCTGGGCGAATCTGAAGTCTACACCGTGCGGGATGCTCAATACGCGTCTTCCGCGAAGCTCCTGAAACTGGTCGGGTTTGAACTGTCCGAGATCAAAGACGGGCAGGAGGTTTGGGCATGGCATTTCTCCCCATGATTGGCGCGCTGTTCGGCGGCGCAAGTGCCGCTGGTGGCACAGCCTCCCTCGGTTCGACGCTTGGCGCGATCGGTAGTGTCGTGTCGGGCGTTGGCACCGTGGCCGCTGGCGTCGCTGAGAACAATGCGGCTAAATTCGAAGCCGCCCAAATGGACCAGAAGGCCAAGGAAGAGGTCGCCGCTGCTCAGCGTGACGCCATGCAGAAGCGCCGCGAGGGAGCGCTGATCAATTCCAGGGCCCAGGCTATCGCGGCGGCTTCGGGCGGCGGCGCCGGCACCGATGCGCCGACAATCGTAAAGCTCATGGGCCAGACAGCGGGCGAGGCGGATTACAACGCGCAGACGGCCATGTATGGCGGCTACTCCCGCGCTGCCGGCTTGAGGGATAGCGCTAAGGCTCGTCGCGCGTCCGGCAATGCGTCGCTTCTCGGCTCCGTTCTCGGTGGGTTCGGCCAGACAGCGGGCGGTCTCTACAAATCCGGCGTGTTCGGTTAAGGGGAGGCTATCATCGCCCGCCTTCCAACAGCGCTCGATCTCAGCGGCCCGGAGAATCTTCGCTCCGGCCGCTCTATCGCGACGATAGACACCAGCGGCATTGGCCGTGGGCTGGCAAGCCTTGGCAACTCGCTGGAACAGATCGGCGCCGAACGCCAGCAGCAGCAGAACACCGTCGATATCGCCCGCGCCGAGGCCGAGAAGACCAAGGGCCTGCTAGAGGTTCAGGATCAGTTCGCGCACGACCCGGACTATTCGACATACAGCAAGCGCGCTCCGGTCGCTGCGAACGAGGTCGTTTCCAAAGCCGCCAACCTCATCCGCGATCCGCAGATGCGCGCGCGCTGGTCGATCGGTGCAGGCACGGATGCATTCCGCGTCGCCAATGGCATCAATGATCATGGCGTCACTGTTGCACGTGAAGCAGAGACCGTCGCCTTCGACAATGCGCTTGAGACCAATCGGCGCCTCTATGTCGATCCGAACACACCGCCCGATGTAAGGGCCAAGGCCAAGGCCGACATTGCTGGCGCGATCGATCAGGGGCAGAAGTCAGGTCTTCTCGATCCGAGCCAGGCGGAAGCCCGCCGCAAACAGTATATCCAGGATGCCGAGTTCTCGCGCGGCAAGCTGGCGGTTGAACAAGATCCGTCGATCATCTCAAAGCCAAAGGGTCCGGTTGCGGGCATCGTAGCGGCGGCGGCAACAAGGCATGGTGTTCCGCCGGCAATCGCTCTCGGCATTGCCCAGATCGAAAGCGGGATGAACCCGAACGCTAAGGCGGGCACGTCATCGGCTGGCGGATTGTTCCAGTTCGTGGACGGCACGGCGGCGCAGTATCATCTGCGCAACAAGTTCGATGCCGAAGCCAACGCGGAAGCCGGCGCTCGCCTGACAGCGGACAACATAGCGGGGCTGAAGAAAGACCTTGGCCGTGATCCGACGCCAGGTGAGGTGTATCTCGCTCACTTCTCCGGTTATGGTGTTGCCGAGAAGCTCGCCAAGGCGCCAGCCGACACGCCAACCAGTGACATCTTCAGCCCGCAAGCGATCGCGGCCAACCGATCCATCCTTGCCGGCAAGACCGCGGGCGAGGTCAAGGATTGGGCCGAGGCCAAGATGGCCAAGGGCATGCATGACGCGGGAGCTGGGACCAACCCCGACTGGTACAATTCGCTCTCGCCCGAACAGCGCCAGGTCATCAACAACGAGGTTGACACCCGCAACAACCAGATCGCCGCGCAGACCCGCGCCGATATCGAGGTTGCCACGACGAATGCGCCCGCTGCGATCCTGAACACCGGGCAGTATACCGGCACCGTTCCGACGCAGCAGCAGTTCTACGACGCCTACGGCCCGCAGGAAGGCGCGACACGCTATGATGCGTTCGTTGCCTCGATGCAGACCAACAAGCAGGCCTATGACATGCGCACCATGTCGGCGGCCGATATCCAGTCAATGGTCAATGCGGCCAAGCCGACATCATCGGGTGACAATGCGGCACTCGAAGCGGCTCGATACAAGACGCTTCAGGATGCGCAGGAAGCCACGATCAAGGCACGCGAGTCCGATCCGGCAACCTACATTCGGCAAGCGTTCCCTGATGTCAATCAGAAGTGGAACGACGCGCAGGCGCAGGGCAATTATCAAGCTCCGGTTGCAGCCTCGATCACGGCACAACAGCAGCTCGGCATAAAGAACATCATGCCGCTGCCGAAGCCGATCGCTCAGACGGCGGTGGATGCCTTCAAGGACGTGACGCAGCCGCAGGCCAATCGCATCGCAGCCGTGTCGAGCATCATCATGGCTACTCCCGATCCAGGCCAGCGCCAGATGCTATTCAACCAGATGGTGCAGCAGGGCTTGCCCGATGTAACGCAGGGTGCATTCGAAGCTCTTTCGCGTGGCGACACGGCAGCAGCACAGCGCTTGTTCCAGGCCGCCATGGTCGATCCGAAGGAATTGGCCGGCAACATCCCGAACGGCATCAAGACCAGCGACATCGACCAGGCCGTGCAAGCCAACATCATGGATCAGGGCAAGGTCGGCGACATCTATTACGGCCTGTCGAGTGGAACGGCGGAGAACTACACCCGCGCGCAGCGGGATTCGAAACTCATCAACAACGCCGTCAACATCCGCCTCCGCAACGGCGAGACGATGGATCAGGCCATCGCCGGGGTTTCGAAAGACCTCTATGGCGATGTCCAGGTCATTAACCAAGGCCATATGCAGATCCTTGTTCCATCACAGGCCGACAAGGGCGCCGCCATCACCGAACTGTCGGCAAAGCTGCCAGAAGTCGAGACGGCGCTGAAGAATGCCATTGCCGTTCCTCCGGGGACCAACCCGAGCGCGAAAGCCATCATCGAGACGGCTGCCGCCAACCATATTCCAAATGTCCTTGCCAACGGCTTCTTCCGCAATTCCGGCGACGGGTTCGTGTTCATCGATCCGTATACCGATAGCGCGGTAGCGGACGAGAGTGGGGCACCGATTATCTTCAAGATCACTGGCAACCTTCCGCCTTCACCTAATGCGCCGCTGACCAATCTTGGCACGACTGGCGCCGACACGCAGCAGCTCAACCAGATGCGCAGGACGATGGGCCAGTGAGCGACATTTATTCGATGTCGAGCCCGACCTACACCGGGCTGTCAAAGCTCGATCTGCTGGACTCGGCCATGAGCCAGCCGCTCAGCCTGACATCGACGCTGTGGCAGGAAGGCAAGGGCGGAGCGCTGGAGAGTTTCGGCCTCGGCACGGCCTTGCGCTATGGCACTTTGCCGGAACAGGCCCCGGTGCAGGAAGGCACGGACGAAAACGGCAACGCCATCGTTGGACCGGGGCAGGTCTATGTTCCGCCGGATGTTGGCATGAGCGATGCCCTCATGGGCAATTGGGGCGATACGCCGGCACAACTGGAACAGCGCCGGCAACAGGCCGGAGCGCTGACGGAGGACCAATACAAAGCGTCTCCGTCCTATCGCAAGGATATTCCCTACGATCCGGGGATGACGGAAACCAGGGCCGCCGCACTGGCTGCGATGGACGATGCCAAGAAGGTGCGCGAGTTCTATGCGCAGAAGCGGCCTCTCGCTGCGTTCCTTGGCTCCATGGCAGGGCAGGCGCTTGACCCGATCAACTACATCCCGGTCGGAGGGGCTGCCGTAAAAGCCGCCGCCATCGGGCGCTTCGGCCGTATCGGCGGCGAGGCATTGGCCGCTGGTCTTGATGCTGCCGCGAATACAGCAGTCTTCGGCCTTGGCACCGCAGGCATGCGCGCGCAGCTGGGCGACGATGTGTCGTGGCAGGCACTGATTTCGCAGATCGCCACGGCGGGCCTTATCGGCTCGGCCTTCGGAACCATTCACGGAGCCATAGGGAGCCGCGTGGACGCGCGCTTGATGTCAGAGGCAGAACAGCGCCTCGCGACGCTGCAAACCACTCAGGAGGCCCGCATTGCCCTGAACGAGGGCATTGACGCGCTTGTCCGTGGTGAAGATGTCAATCTGTCGCCAAACTCGACGGAGCCGCTGCAGCGCATCGTAGACGATATCGCTACCCATGGCCCACCGCCGCAGGAAGTGGCAAACTCCATTGTCAACACGCCCGCTTCGGCGGGCTTTTCTTTGGACCCCAACGCCACCTTCTACCATGGTGGCAGGGCAGACCTACAGGAATTCACAGACGCTTTCCGCCGCGACGGCACGCCCAAGGACAAGTACGACGTTCGTGGCATCTATGTCACGGAGAACCGTCGGTTGGCGGAGCAGTATGTCGGCAAGGACGGCAAAGTTCACGAAGTTCAGATTGACGCCAAGAACCCTGTCGTTCTGCCCGACCCGCGCTTCCCTGAAATCGACTCTGCATCACTCACCGCGAAGGACATCGAAAAGCTCAAGGCCGCAGGATACGATTCTGTCATTAACAAAGACAGGATGGAAGTTGCCCTTTTCGAAGGCAAGCAAGTCAGCCACAAGGCGCTAATTGCAAAGCAGCCAAGCTATGAACTGGTGCGGGCAGATCACGGCGATATGGGGTTGCCGGAACCTAAGCCTGGGGTAGACGAAAGGGTCTATGCTATCCATCGCGATGGCGAGCCAGTTGGCTATGCCAATATCGAGATGCGAGGCGACCAGGCCTACGTCAAAGACATCTATAACACCGACACCCTAGACACCACGAACTCCCTTGGCACATCTGCAGTAGCCCAACTTTTGAGGCAGTTCGTCAAGGAAAACCCCGGCGTAAGAGTCCTTGCCGGCGAGAGGGTGAGCGGCGCCCGGCGGGGCGGCATTCATGGGCTGGCCGGTACAGGCGAACACATTGCCCTGACGCTGCCAAGAACCCGCACGGCAATCGACACCGCCAAGCCAGCGCCGGAAACACGCCCAGAAGGCATCAAGCAGGCCGAGGCAAGCGTAGCCAAGCCGGAAGACACCAAGGCTCTCGCCGCTCAGTATAGCGTTGATCCGGCAACGGGGGCCTTTCCAGAGGAAGCGCAAGTGGCGCAACTTGCTACAGAAGGCCGCTTGACGCCAGACGATGCCGTGAACCTAGCGCAGGCGGAAGCGGACTATCATGCGGGCGCGTCGTTCGGCGAAGCTCTCAAGTCAATTGTCGGGTGCCTTATCTGATGAAAATCCGCTACAAGATGGGCGCCGACTGCTTCAACGCTGCCAACGCGGCTTCGGGCGAACAGCTCAACCGTGAGGACATCGAGGCAGCCTTCCAGCGCATGGCCGAGTACAAGGCCAGCCTTCAGGCTTCCGGCGATATCACCAATATGGGCGACAAGTTGCGCTCCTTCGCCGAACGTGAGGCAGAGCGCACCAAGATTGCTGCGGCCATGCAGCGCCGGCATGCGGCCTTGAACATCCTGGTGCGCGACCGGCTGGACAAGACGCTTCAAGGCTTCCTTGCCGCTGGACTAACCCCTAAGCGCGCCTTGCTGGCTGTGCTGGAAGGGACATCGAAGGGCGTTGAGAATGGCCGCAATTCGGTCGGCGCGCTCAACCTCGCCTATGAGGCCCGCTATATCGGCGATATGTTCGCGGAGATCCAGGCGCATTCGGAGCATCTCGTCCATGCTTTGCGCGATCCGCGTCTCGATGCCGATATCGCAAGGGAAATGGCGGAACTGAGGGACGGCGGCAAACCCGGCATCACCGGCAACAAGGACGCTCAATACGTCGCCAAGGTCTTCTCCACCTATGCGGAGATGAGCCGCACCGACCTGAACAAACTCGGGGCATCGATCGGTAAGCTCGACGGCTGGTCGGGTGCCCAGACGCATGACGATATCAAGATGATCGCGGCCGGCAAGGACGCATGGATTGCCTCCGTGCTGCCGAAACTGGACATCGCCAAGACCTTCCCCGACCTGACATCTGTCAAGGAAGCGGAAGACGCGCTCAGCGGCATCTACGACACCATCGTCACGGGCCTGCCGAACAAGCCGACGCCTCGCGAGATCGGACAACGTGTTTCTCCGGCCAATCTGGCGAAGTCGCTCGGCAAGTCCCGCGTGCTGCATTTCAAGGATGCTGAATCAGCCTTGGCCTACCGCGACCAGTTCGGCTACGGCAACACTGTTTCGGGCATTATTGCGCATCTCCGTTCCGCCTCACGCATGGCGGCCAACATGGAAGCGCTCGGGCCAAACCCGGAAGTCATGTATGGCGCTGTTGTCGAGGGCCTGAAGCGAGCGATCAAGGAAAATCCGAACCTCTCGCCGGCCGAGAAGACCAAGCAGATGAAGGGTCTCACCATCGACGGCGGGGCGCTGCGTCATGCGCTGGACATCTCGACAGGCTTGGTCTCTCGCCCGGTCGATGTGAACGGCGCCAAGATCGGCTCCGACATCCGCGCCGTGCAATCGATGGCTAAGCTTGGCGGCGCCATCTGGTCGTCCATGTCGGATACCGTGACGGCCGGGCTTGCCTCACAGTTCCGTGGCTCCGGCTTCCTCCGTGGCTTCGTCGCTCAGATCGACGGCATCATGCATGGCCGCCCGAAGAAAGAGCAGGCAGAGATTTCGTATTTGCTGGGCGAGGGGTTTGACGGACTGATTGGTCACATCGTTTCCCCGGCGGCTGCGGTGGATGGGCCGGTCGGCAAGCTATCCAAGATGCAGGAGACGTTCTTCCGCTGGAATGGCCTATCCTGGTGGACAGACATCATGCGGGCTTCGGCGGGGCGCATGATCTCGTCAGAGATGGGCATGAGGGCCAAGACTGCCTTCGCCGATCTGCCGGCGAATTACCGCCATGTGCTCGGCCTGCACGGCATTACAGAACCGAAGTGGGAAGCAATCCGCAAGGCGCAGTTCCGTGAGCTTAATGGCAACACGTACGTCACGCCTGAGAAGATGCGCGATCTCCCGGATGAGGCTGTAGCCGGTCTTGGCAAGGATGCTGACGCGGCGCGCCATGATCTGGAAATGTCCCTGCGCCGCTTCTTCGCCGATGAAACCTCGTATGGTGTGATTGAGACCGACGCCCGTTCGCGCCGCACCACGACGCTCGGCACCAGGCCCGGCACGATCGCGGGTGAGGGCATCCGCTTCATTATGCAGTTCAAGGGCTTCCCGATCGCCTTCGCGCAGCGCACGATGGGCAGGGCTGCATTCGGCTTCAGACAGGGTGCCAAGCTCGATCAGGTAGCCCACATCGGTACTATGCTCGCCGGCCTTACCATGGCTGGCTATGCGGCAATGACCATGAAGGATTTGACCCGTGGCTATTGGCCGCCTCGCGATCCGACCGACCCGCATACATGGGGCGCAGCCTTCGTCCAAGGTGGTGCGGCCGGCATCTACGGCGATTATCTCTTCAGCCGCGTCAACCGCTTCGGCGGGGGGCCGCTGGAAACGGCTCTCGGCCCGACGATCGGCGCAGGCTCCGGTCTGGTGGATCTGATCCTCAAGGCCCGCGATGCGTCGGTGAGTTCGGATGAACAGGTGAAGCTCGCGGACTGGCTGAACTACGCCACGCAGAACACGCCGTTCGTGAACCTCTATTATGTGCGGCCGGCGCTGGATTTCCTGTTCCTGAACTCGCTGCATGAAGTGGCAACGCCAGGCTACATCCGAAAGACGGAATCCAAGCGGCAATCGCAATACGGCCAAAAGCTGATGATCAAGCCGCTGCAGCCGTTTCAGTAGGAATGGTCTAGGGAAACCAGCGCGGCAAGCACAGCGGCAACCGCAAACGGCCCCAGCCAAACGGCGAGGAAATAGCCGAAGCCTTTAGCCTTACCCGTCGTCCAGACATAGATGCCGAAGACGAATGCCAGCGTCCAGGCGATGAATATCGCGATTGCAGCGGTCTGGTTCAACGGCGCAGGAACCGCAGCCGGAAGCCAACAAGACCACCGACCAATGCCCATGGTCCAGGCTTCGGTGTGCCGAACCAGTAGCCAAAGCTCAGGCCGTCAGCTTGGGCGAAGTATCCGACTATCACGAAGACTACCGCGCCGATTAGCGCGGCAATGATGAACTCAGCGGCCGTTCTTTCAACCATGGCCGCGCACTCAACTCCAAAACTCAAGATTTCGCAAGGCCGCTCCTTTCGGGGCGGCTTTTCTCATGGAGCTTGCCGAAGTGACCAGCATCCAGATTGATCGCAACGATGGGCTGTCCAGTTCGACCGCCATCAAAGGCCCGGTGAAGGCCGCGACCACGGCCAATATCACGCTTTCGGGCGAGCAGACCATCGACGGTGTTGCGGTGGTGACGGATGACCGCGTGCTGGTGAAAGACCAGACCAAAGCGGTGGATAACGGCATTTGGAAAGTTTCCACCGGGGTATGGTCGCGCGCCAAGGATTTTTCCAGCAACCGCGATGTCAGATGCGGGACCGTAGTCAATGTTGTCGGCGGCACGGTCGGCAGCGGCCAATGGCAGCTTACCACTTCCGATCCCATCACCATTGGCTCAACCAGCCTGACGTTCCAGCGCCTCGTCCTGTCAGCAAGTCAGTTGATAGATGAAGATGATATGGCGTCGAACAGCGCGACGAAAGTTCCATCGCAACAGAGCGTCAAGGCATATGTGGATAGTTCCAGCCTGGTGAATGCCAGGGTGTACGGTGCGTCGCCTAGCAACACAGCAGCGCAGAACGACGCTGCGTTTGATGCCATAGACGCTATAGGCTCTGCTACGCTAGGCCCCATTTTCCTCGCCGCCGGCACATACCAGACGAACAAAACCCCGTATCAATTGCTCAACACGGTATTCGCTGGCCCCGGCAAAGTGGAGATGAGTGGGTACGCTCAAGCCCCTCGGCGGAGCATGATGTCTACATACCCTGGGACGCCAGACGACGACCATCTAAAAACCTTTGATGGGCTTACCGAGAAAACCCTTACACAGATGTATTCGTTTGTAGGGTCCGCTGTGGGGTCGGCCTCTACCGGCCTCGATACCTATCAGACGCTCACGGGGGCGGCGCAAGAATTCAAGATCTTCGAATTTACTGGTGGCCATAACCCGCGCACCGGAGACAACAGGGATCGAAGTGGAGCGGCCAGGGCGTTCCATCGCCTCTATCACGGAGGCATGGGCGATATCATTGATACGCAATTCCACATTACCATGTACGGAACCCTGCCAGGGCAAACGCATTTCCTGGCCGGGCCGGCAGCGGCAGCCTTCAATGGCGGGGTCGATACCACTGCCGCCGGGGCCTATCTGCAATTCTACGAGATGGGCTTCAACGACAATGGCTACGAAGCGGCGGCGGTCCCGCGCGTTATCAATCTGTACCGGACTAATGCCGGTACAACGTTCGGCTCCGTCTGGATCGGTGATCGCGTCCAATCCGGCGGCACGCAGGCAATCGACGCATTCTATGCACCGTCCGGTGCTGCGAAGCGTGGGTTTGATGTCACTGCGGCCACTTTCGACGCCAACAAGGCGGCATTCGCTTTAAAGCAAGACGATCGTATCTATCTGAACTCTTCATCGGCCGCCGACACAACCGGCGCGAAGTGGTACGCCACCACTGTTGGAACGGAGTATATCACTTTTTCCAGCGCCAACTCCGCCATAGAGCTGATGGTCGGGGGAGTGCAGGCAGCTCAGTTCAAGAAGTCCACAACGCCAGTTAATTGGGTTTCTTTCACGAGCGCCGACACGGCAACCTCGCCGCTCGTCCAGGCCGCTGGCGGCGACACCAATGTTGGCCTACGTCTGGCGGCCAAAGGCACCGGCTCGATCTCCTTGCTGACTGGCTCGCTAGAGCAGGTTCGCGTTGTCAACGTCGCCTCTGCGGTCAACTATCTTGATCTGCGTGGTGCCGCCACAGCAGCGGCACCGATCTTGCGCGCAGAGGGCTCCGACACGAATATTGGACTGACCCTTCAGTCAAAGGGGACTGGCGCCGTTCTACTTAACCCGAACGGATTACCAGCGCTCAGCGTGAGCGCCTCCAGCACTGCGGTCAACTATATGACGCTCGCCGCCTCGGCTACCGGGCTGGCGCCAACATTCTTGGCGGCAGGGTCTGATTCCGACGTAGGAATTAGTATCCTCGCAAAAGGCAATGGCACCATTCTGTTCGCCACCGGCGCAAGCGCGGCCAATATCCAATTCCAGATCGGCACGGTCGCAACGCCCGTGAACCGTTTCCGGGCAGACGGTAGCGCGACCGGAGTGACACCAGTGCTCGTTACCGCTGGGTCAGACACCAACATAACTGGTGTAGTGAGAGGCAAGGGGACGGGCGGCGTTCAACTCCAGGACGGTGGTGCAGCTACGAAGATCGCCTGCAACACAACAGGCATTGGCTTCTTTGCCACCGCTCCCGTTGCGAAACAGACGGTTGGCGCGGCTCTGAGCACGGGTGGCGCAGAAACCAACACCAACCTCGCGACGCGCATTAACGAAATTCGGGCCGCGCTGATCGCCTATGGTCTGGCAGCATAAGGATTGCTTATGGAATACGTCCTCAAATTAAATGAGCAACAGATTACCATCATCGGTGCGGCATTGGCAGAGATGCCATTCAAGGTAGCCCAGCCGGTGCTGGCAGCTATTCAAGCGCAGATCGACAACGCCGCACCGACCAACGAGCAGGAATCTCCTACGTCAGAAGGCCGAGCGGCCACCTGAACCGTTCACATCGCCGCCGTTTGCGCTGCCTGCCGGCGACCCTGGGGCCGCTTTTCAAAGACAACAATACTGTCGTAGACAGCGATGTAGTCAGTCGTTCGCGTAAAGTCGCTGACAGGCAGCTTTCCGCCCGTGTAATGGGCATTTAGCTCGTCCATCTTGTCCTTGACGAATTCCATGAAGGTGCCAGGGCGTTTTAGCCCTCCCTCGTACTCGTCAAGGTAAGCCGTATGCAGATCTTCCGCGAGATAGACGCCGTTCGGGGCCACCTTGTCGTAGAGCAGTTCGAAGCTCTTCACCAAGTGCCGCATGATGTGGCTGCCGTCGTCAATGATGACATCGAAGTAGCCATATTTCTTGATGATCTCGGCTATCAGAGATGGGTCATCTTGACTGCCAATGAAGACCTCAACGTCAGGGCCTTCGTGGGCTTTGCAAGACGGCTCGATGTCGATGCCGACTATCCGAACACCAGGGCCAAAGTAGGCCTTCCACATTTGGAGCGAACCGCCTCCAGACACTCCGATTTCGAGAATTTGCGGGCACTGGTCGCGGAAGCGCTCGAAGTGCCGTTCGTAGATATCAAAGTAGTGGAACCACTTATGCAGCAGCTTGTCGCCGTTGTTTAGAAAATACTGATGCAGAAAGCCGCTGCCAGCCATGGAATAGTGCCCTTTCCTTAACGGGCATTTCCAAGACCACGGACCAGCGGCCTGGTCAACCGGAAAGATCAGATACACCAACCCAAGAGGCAACCATGGACCGCAACTTCGCGCGTTCCCTTTCGCTCGTTCTGCAGTACGAGGGCGGCTGGGCGGATAACCCTAAAGATCCCGGCGGCGCCACCATGAAGGGCATAACCCTTAGCACCTTCCGCCGCTGGTTTCCGAAAGCCACCAAGGCCGATCTCAAGGCAATCTCGGATGAGAATGTCGCCACGATCTATCGCGCTGACTACTGGAAACCCATCGGCGGCGACGCGCTGGCCTCCGGGGTCGATCTCGCCACGTTCGACGCATCCGTAAACTCTGGCGTCGGTCGCGGCAAGCAATGGCTCAATGCATCTGTCGGCGGCTCTGATGTCGAGACGGTCAAGCGCATCTGCGCCAAGCGTCTCAGCTTTATGCAGGGGCTCGCCATCTGGAAAACCTTCGGCAAGGGCTGGGCCAAGCGCGTTGCCGCCATCGAGGCCAAGGGCGTTGCGTGGGCAACCGCACTTCCTGGCAATGAAGCCGTGGTGAAGAAAACCCTCGAAAACGAGGCGACCAAAGCAGCCAACACGGCGAAGTGCCAAAAGGGCGCTGGCGGGGTGATCGCTGGTGGCGGAGCGGGCGCCACTCAAGCGCCGATCGAGCATTTCCAACACACCGGTTCGCTCATCATCTTTCTCATCATCGTCGCTGCCGTCGCCAGCTTCCTGATCTACCGCGCATACATCAACCGCGAGCGCGCCAAGGCTTATGCCGCAGAGGCCGCAGGAGTTTCCCCATGAGCATCTTCATCCGCATCGCACTGCGCTACGGCGCGGCCATTCTCGTCACGCGCGGACTTCTCGGCGCCGATGACGCCGCCGCTATCAGCACTGATCCCGATATCGCCATGGCCGTGGAAGTCGGCATCGGCGGCGCGCTCGGCATCGGTGCCGAGGTTTGGCATTGGGTCTCCGCAAAGCTTGGTCTCTACAGGAGCAATTGACATGGAAAATCTCAAAGGTTGGCTGACTGAAAACCTCGCCGCGCTGAAGCCGTATCTCATCACGGCCGGCTCCGCATTTGCCATTGGCCTCATCTTCGGGCTCTGGATCTGATGAACTGGCTGCTTCAGCTTCTTGGCATCGACCCTGTTGGGAAGATACTCGACGGGCTGAATACTGCATACAAGGCCAAGCTGGCAGCGCAGAACGATGCTGATCGCATCGCCGCCGATGTGACTATCCAGCGCTACCAGGCCCTGCTTGAGCAGCAGAAGACGGCGGCCAGCGTCGTCACCGCCGGGATGTCTCACAAGGCATTCTGGATACCGTGGCTCATTGCTGCTGTTCCTACAGCCGCCTGGTTTGGCTGGGGCATGCTGGACAGCCTCTGCAACGGCGCCTTGCCCGATGCCGCCGCGTTACCGCCGCAGCTCAAAGAGTATGCGGATATCGTCTTTCAAAACATCTTCTATGTTGGCGGGGGAGTTGCCGGGCTCGGTGCCATCGCTAATGCGATTGGGAGACGTAAATGACGCCGGAAAATCTCCTCTATCTCGTCCTCGCCATCGCAGCGGCAGTCGGCGGCGTCTACTGGCGCTTCAGTTCGGTTGTCAGCGACGCCAGGAACGACACGGCCAGCGTCCGCAGCGATCTAGCTGCACACAAACTCCACACCGCAGAAACCTACGTGACCAAGGCCGGGATGCAAGAACAGACCGCCGCGATCATGAAGGCCATCGATTCAGTTGGCGACAAGATCGACCGCACCAACGAGCGGCTTGATCGCGTCTTTGAGCACCAGCAGCCGGCTCGGCCAAGACGCGGCTCGTAATACTCTCCTCCCTCCACTGAAAGGATAAATGCCATGGGCGAAAAACTCGCCTTCTGGGCCTCTTTTGCGTGCCTGTGCGTTGCCTTGTCCCTGCTCACTATCATGGCTGTCTTCGTCACGGTCAGTCCGTCCAGCGCGCGAGCGCCTGACGATATCCTGGTGGCCGATCCCGTTGTCCTCCTTCAGATCGGCGACGAAGGCGAGTGCACAGGTTTCGTTATCCCGGCATTCGTCGCTCAATCCATTGCCACGGCCGGTCATTGCGCAGCGGCGGCGGAAGGAAAGACCGTCACGGCCAAGGACAGCCTCGGGCACACTTTCCAGGTTTCGATGGTCTACGTCGACAAGATGCATGACCTGGCAATCTTTGCCGGCGCCATCAAAGACCCGGTAGCCTCCGCGCAACTCGCCTGCGACGCTCCGGTCAACATTGGCGATCAGGTTTCCATCATCGGCTATCCGCTCGACTTTGGCAGGGTAACGACGATTGGCACCGTGGCCGCCCCCCCGGGTCCATGGCGGTACTGGCCTGAGGTCTATCGCTTGAACATCTTCGCCGGCCCCGGCAACTCTGGCAGCCCTGTTTTCAATAAGGCCGGGAAGGTGATCGCGGTGCTGGTCGGCGGCAACCCTGACTGGCCCGGCATGTCGATGGCCGTTCCAATCTCCGAATTCTGCCACCCGAAGATCGTCTGATTTTCCACTTTCGCGGCTCTGTCTGGCCGCATCAGTGGGAAACCCTCCCGTAACAACCTCATAGGACCATCATGAATGTGGACGGTGTTACGACAACGCCGCCGGAAGGCTTGCTCCGGCTTCGCGTCCTGCTCCCCGAATTCACCAGACCAGATGGGAGCCTGAATATCAGGGGCATCGCTGGCGCCCTTGGAATCTCGCGATCCTCCGTCATGCGCTGGAAAGCCAAGATCGACGAGGAAGACAAGCAAGCCGCCCAAATCAACTATACACCGGACATCGACGGCATCGAGGAATCCAAGCCTCGCGTCCGTGTCCGCGCCTACAATCTCTCCGTCACCAAAGACCTTCCCGTCCGTCGAGTGGTGGCAATCGGCGACCTTCATCTCAAGCCCGGGATGGATGTCGAGCACTTCCGCTGGATCGGCCGCTACGTGGCTGAAACTCGCCCTGACAATGTGCTCCAGATCGGCGATTTTTTCGACTTCGAATCCTGCGAAATGCATAGCGCGGCAGGGTCTGCAAGCCAAATGCAGCGCCCAGCCTTCCTCGATGAAATGGGGGCCGGGGAAGACGCTCTGGAAGCCTACCATGCTGAAGTCGGTCTAGGCGATTTCCCGCATGATGTTATCTACGGGAACCACGAATATCGGGTCGAAAGGTTAGAAGAGCTGGCTCCCAATCTTGCGGGAA